TATTAGCTGTACGACATGGACGAAGGTGCCGCCACAGATAGTGCAGGGGCCAAGGCCAGGATCGCAAGAGTACGGTCTGTATAACGCCTCTGGCGAAAGCGATGGCTGTCTCTGCTTCAACTATGGACAAAGCAGCACATGGGATAGAGAGCGGCTCAAGCCTACGCAGAATGTCGTAGTCAGGCCGCAAGTGGGAAGGCTATATATGTTTCCGAGTTGGATGCAACATATGGTCTACCCTTTTCAGGGGGAAGGCGAGCGAAGGACAGTAGCCGCCAATATCAATTGTTTTCCTGTAGAGGGACAGCAAGATGGACATAAGCATTAATGACACAGCGCAGATCAGTTGGAAGCAAGTCGCTGTACAAAAGCAAGAGCGGTTAAGAACAGGCGCTGAAGGCGAGACTGTGCGCGAGGCGGTGGAAACAATCATACCGACTATGTACACCAAAGAAGGTAACAAGGTAGAAGCGCAACCATTAGCGCCTACCCAGAGAGTGAATGTATCGGTATGAGCGATAAAGGCGAACAAGCATTGAACGAAGTCAACGCCCATGAGCGTGAGTGTGCCTTGCGTTACCAGCGTATCGAAGAGCGTCTTGCAGAAGGCTCTGCCAAGTTTAAGCACCTAGAGCATCTTATTTACGGACTGTACGCATTGATTGCAGCGGCAGCATTGCCGCAGTTTTTCATGGGGTGACCCCCAATGGTAATTGAATCAATCGCGGCGGCCACAGCCACCCTCTCGGCTTTGAATGGGCTGATAGCTCAATGCAACGAGACTGGGCAAGGCGTCCACCAAGTTATGGGTATGATCTCTGACTTTGGCGAAGGCATCACAAATTTTGAGGCCGAACGTCGTCAGAGCACGTTTAAGCCACTCACGCAGAATGAAATCCTAAAGCTCCAGATGATTAAGCGCCAATATGAGCGCCACTGGCAGTCAGTCCATGACCTACTGCTTGTGGCAGATCCGAAGCTCCTTGATGACTTCAAGGCCGCGAAGGCTCAGCAAGATCGTGATAGACAAGATCATTTGAGGATGATTGCTCGCAAGAAAAAAGAGCGACAACATCTCATAAACCAAATCCTGGTTGGAGGCACTACCCTAATTGTGGGCGGAACAATAATCGCTGGGGGTTTTGCAATTATATTGAGGCTTTACGGATGATAATGGCGTTCCTGCTAGTCATGTTGGTAGAGGGCGAGCAAGTGGCAGGCCAGTTTCACTTTCGCAACATTCATAGGTGTAATCAGTTTGCTTACTGGCTGGAACAAGGAACGGTTAAGCCTGTAGAGCGTAAGCGATTGAATAATCAGCAAAACATTACAGCGTACTGTATCCCTGTTAAAGTCAGACCAAACATACAATTCTATGACTGATATGGCAGCAAAAAGATTAGAAGACGGTAGTGAATACGCCGAATACGATGCAGATGGCGATGGCGTAGTCACAGATGAAGAGCTACAGACGAGCAAAGAATTGCAGGAGCTACGCTTACGGCATGAACGAGCAGACGCTCAGCGTGCTATGTCATGGTTTGCCCTCTGGGGAATGTTGCTATACCCATCACTTGTCGTTGTCAGTGAGTTTTTTGGAATGAACCAAGCGGCATCTATCCTGGGCGATATGGCTGCGGTCTACTTTGTGTCCGTTGCAGGTATACTGGCTGCGTTTTTTGGCGCACAAGCTTGGTCAAATAGGAAATAGATTATGAGTTTAGTCGGACAGCTAATCGGCCCAGTTACAGGCTTGCTGGATAAGTTCATCGAAGACAAAGATCAGAAGAATGCGTTGGCACATGAGATCGCAACGATGTCAGAGCGCCACGCTCAAGAAGCTCTCAAAGGCCAGCTTGAAATCAACAAGATGGAAGCGGCGCACAAGAGCTTGTTTGTTGCCGGGTGGCGCCCGGCAATCGGTTGGATCTGTGCGCTGGGCCTGCTCTACAACACTATCATCGCCAACATAATTAGCATCTGGGTAGCTGTGCCAGAGGTAGATACAACCCTTCTAGTGCCCGTTATGATGGGCATGCTCGGATTGGGCGCTATGCGCTCCTACGAGAAGGTCAACTCCGTAGCGCGGGAGAGGTAATGAGCAAGCTGGTTGAAATGATTAAACGCCACGAAGGCGTCAAGTCTAAAGTTTATTTGTGCTCCGCTGGCTACGAAACCATAGGTGTTGGTCGCAACATCTCAGAGTCTGGCCTTGGGCTATCTGACGATGAGATCGAATATTTACTTGCGAATGATATAGCGCGAGTAAAGAGCGAGCTTGCAGACACATACTTTTGGTTTAACGGCATCAACGAAGCGCGACAAGATGCAATGATCGACATGTGCTTCAACCTTGGTCTGACCAGATTGCGAGGGTTCGTCAAAGCCCTTGAGGCCATGTCGCGCGAGCAGTTTGATATTGCGGCAGACGAATTTATGGATAGTAAGTGGGCGCAGCAGGTAGGCACTCGCGCCATTAGAGTCACTGAAATGATCCGCGACGGCGAGTATCAGTAATGCCCCTGCAGAAGTACATATTTAATCCTGGCATCAACAAAGAAGGCACTGATTACACTGCCGAAGGTGGTTGGTTTGATGGCAATCTTGTTCGATTTCGCAAAGGCCTGCCTGAAAAAATAGGCGGCTGGGTTAAATTTATTACTGCTTCTTTCAATGGCACGGGCAGGAAATTATTTGGATGGACTTCTCTATCCGGCACCAAGCTGCTAGGCCTGGGCACTCGTACCAAGCTCTACATACAGTCCGGCGCAAACTATAACGACATCACTCCTATACGATCTACCACATCTGCAGGCGATGTAACGTTTGGCGCAACAAACGGATCAAGCTCAATCAACGTGACTGACACTGCCCATGGTGCTGCCAAAGGCGACTTTGTGACCTTTTCTGGCGCTGCATCACTTGGTGGGAATGTTGTCGCTGCTGTATTGAATCAAGAGTATGAGATTGATTCGATTACCAGTACTAGCGTGTATGTCATTACAGCAAAAGACACTTCTGGTGCAACGGTAACGGCTAACAGCAGCGACAGTGGCAATGGTGGTAGCTCAACAGTAGGCGCATATCAAATTAATGTCGGCCTTGATGTGTTTGTTGCTGGCACAGGTTGGGGCGCTGATACATGGGGCTCAGGCACCTGGGGTTCATCAAGCGCGCTGAGTTCTTTGAATCAGCTTCGGCTTTGGTCTTTAGACAGTTTTGGCGAAGACCTTATAGCAAATGTGCGGGCAGGTCGGATTTATTACTGGGATACAAGCGCAAAGACGTTGGGAACGGATAGAGCCGTAGATATTGCAGACTTAACAGGCGCTAACTTTACGCCCACGATTGCGCTGCAAGTGCTTGTTTCTGACGTAGACCGACACGTCATTGCTCTCGGCGCAGACCCAATAAACGATACAGCGACCGCAAGGACAGGTACGTCTGACCCGCTATTAATTGCATTCTCTGACCAAGAGAACCCGGCGGAATGGTTCCCAACATCCACAAACACGGCTGGTTCTCTACGCTGTTCTGCAGGATCACAGATTATTGGCGGCTTGCGAGCTAGACAAGAGACACTCGTGTGGACTGATGTTGCGCTCTACAGTTTGCAGTTTATCGGCGCTCCGTTCACCTTTGGCCTGAATCTAATCAACGAGGGCGTCAGTCTTATTGGCCCAAATGCTTCAATTAACACGCCTGCTGGTGTGTTTTGGATGGACAAGAAAGGTTTTTACTCGTACCAAGGCGCCGTGCAGTCTGTGCCATGCAGTGTCAGGTCTTATGTATTTGATGACTTCAATGAGGGTCAGGCGTTTCAGGTGTTTGCTTTCGTGAACAAACAGTTTGATGAGGTAGGTTGGTTCTACTGCTCTGGCACGAACACAGTGATTGATCGATATGTAACCTACAACTACGTTGAGCAAACTTGGGCCATAGGCAATCTCTCTAGAACAGCGTGGCTTGATGAAGGTCTTGAAAGCTTTCCTCGCGCAGCTGGTACATCTAGCAGCAGTAACTACATATTCTCGCATGAAACTGGCTTTGATGATGACGGCTCACCCATGGATAACGTTTTTATAGAAAGTGCGGACTTTGATTTGGGTGATGGCGAGGAGTTTCAATTTATTCGCAGATGTATACCAGACGTTAAGTTCACAGGTGACGGCGGTTCTGATCAAACAATGAACTTTGTTATTAAAGCGCGCAACTTTCCTGGTGACTCACTAACCACGGATCAGACGACGGCTTTTACTGCTAGCACCACCAAAATTGATGCTAGAGCTCGTGGTAGGCAGGCGGTTGTACGCTTTGAGTCTGATGACGACGGAGATACAGGCGCAAGACTCGGTGTTGGATTTAGGGTTGGCGGCACTCGGTTAGATGTGCAGCCAAATGGCAGACGATGAGCAAAGTATTACAAGGTCGTTTGCCCTTTGTTCAAAATGGCCAGATGGTCGATGGAGGCACGTTTAACAGAACAGTGCGTTTGCTAGAGTTGAGTCTTGATTCTCTTGACCCAGACGCAACGCCTTTGTTTACCAGAACGCAGCGGGATGAGTTAAAGTTCAACAGAGGCGATATTATTTGGAACACATCAATCAATGTGTTGCAGGTGTACGATGGCGACAACTGGATAAGTTTATCTCAAGAGTTGCCGTACACCACTGATCCGCTTGAAGCGACTGCACTTGTAGGCGCAGTTCAAGTGATAACTAACGGTAATATAGTAGTGAGTGTAGGTTCATGACAAAACTATGCCCAAGGGGTAAAGCAGCAGCCAAGCGCAAGTTTGATGTTTATCCATCAGCTTACGCAAATGCCTATGCCAGCAAGATCTGTGCGGG